ACGACAGTCATAGCAATTACAATATGTCCCATAAAGAAGATGATTGCAAGTCCAAGACTACTTGAGCCTACAATACTCCTAAATGCATTTAAGATTCCTACAGTAAATTCATTTTTTAGCATTTTTCTTTTGCTCCATCATAATACTCCATACCTTGAATAAGTATTCGCAGTACTTCGGATAGTTTGAATGCTTTTGCATCTGTTCTTTCATATATTCATAATTCATCGTATGATTATATCACATTATGCTATTGTTGTCAACTCATATTTTCTATACGCAAAAGATACCTGACCTTGCAGATATTCAATATCAGGGGAAGATGTATTGAATTCCAATGCACCAAGATTAATTGGATACGCATCAATAAACTTGATTTCTACATTCGGTTTGTATTGTGCTGTGGTGATGATCAGACTAGCATCAGAGTATTGTCTATCTGTGCTAGTTTGATTTGCTTGAAGTGTTCTTTGAAGATTTGCTCTCTGTTGAAAGTTATCTGGATAACCCAATGCAGTCAACCAATCATAAATTTCACGAAAGTTCTTTAAATCTTCATCTACTTGAAATGTCAAATCCAACTGACCAAATGTCAATTTATCGCCGGGAATGGGTAGACGAATAAATGTATTGTCTGATTCCAACTGCCCCATAGAAATATCAGGGATGTTAGCAGCAGTACAAAAATAATTTACATGAGGTATTTTTTGAATCTGAAATCTAAAACCTGTTGGTGATAGAAAACTCATGTTGTCTGGTTGTGTTGATTGTAAAGCCATTCCATTATCTCCTTGCTCATATATTTATAAGCAAAAAAAAAGAGGGGGTAAAACCCCCTCTAGTTTTGGTTGGTTGACCCAACTCTTTTTACATAAGGTTAGTAACCTTAACGAGACGGTAGTAGATGTTACCATCACCCGAACCGAGGCGAGCGGCAATACCGTTACCATCGTTGGTTGCGAATGGGTTAGCAACAATACCGTAACGGGTCTTGAAACCAATCTTCGGCTGGAAGGTGTTCTCACCAACTGCACGAACCATCTGAAGTGGAACGTATGGGCAGTAGAAGAGACCGGCGTCAAATGCGCTGGAGCCTTTGTAGCCAAGTGTGTAGTAGTTGTTCGATGCATCTGAGAAGTATGGATCGATGTATACACGGATACGTCCGTTAAGCACACCAGCGAATGTGTTACCGCTATCGTCAACCTGTAGGTTGTTGTTAAGTGCAGGAGCGTAATCTAGTACACCGGCCATCTGCATTGCGGAAGCAACGTCAGAAGAACAGATCATCACGTTACCCTTACCACGACGTGTAGCTTTAGCTAGTTCGTTAGCATCACGCTCGATTTGGAACATTAGACCTTTGAACTTCTCAACTGACCAACGGCCGTTTGAGTCTGTGTCAAGATCGAAAGTACCAGAAGTAGTGGTATTTACTGTTGCGCCAGGCACAGCAGAGTAGTTGATGGTACGAACAACTTCACGGTTGATCTCAGCAAGGATTTCAGCCGAAAGGATGTTCGATAGTTCTGTCTCAGCGTCTAGGCCATGGATTGCTTTAAGGTCTTGAGCAAGTTCCATTGTGTACTCAGCTTTTAGCGCACGGCTAACAGCAGTAACGGCGACCTTCTCAATTGAGAATGCCATTTCGTTAAACTTGTTAGTCGATGAGTCACCTAGTGATTCAGCAAGTGATGTTGACATACCAGTATGTACTGTGTAGCCAGAACCAGATGCACGATCAGCCGGATCAGTACCAGCTTGTGTTGTGCCTAGTGCGCCGTTAGCAACACCGAACTGATGTGCTGTGTTACCAGCAGCAAGCGATGAGAACGACGTATTAGCTTCGTTGAACATTGCTTCTGCACCAGTTTGGCTGCTGAAGCGTGAACGCATTGCAAAGATAAGACCAGTTGGACCAGTCATTGGCTGGACGCCAGCAATATCATATGCAATTAGGTTAGGCATGGAACGACGTACAAGTGAGATAAGTACAGGATCGTAGATATCGATGCTACCGGCGCTTGCAGTTGAAGAAGACGCGCCCATTGCGTTAGCAGGAGCAGCTTCCCCAAGAAGTGACGGAGCCTGATAACCACCAGTTCCCTGTGCCTGCTCACGAGCAGACTTTTCTTGGTTTTCTAGAAGTGTTGCAGTAACGGCTCTCTTGTGTGCGTCCTTGATTGGCTCAAGGTCGGTATGCTCAAGAACTGGCTGCCACTTCTTTTGAAGTTCATCAGATTGATACATTTTAGTTTCTCCTTTAGTAAACTATCAGCCTTATTACAATATTTATAAATTATTACTTTTTGATGCTTCTTGAAATGGCTTGAGTGTAAGCAGCCATTGAGCCTGTCACTTGTGGAGCCTCTTCTTCAATCTCAAGAGGTTCTTCATCAGTTGCATCACTCACAATAACTTCTTCCTTGGGGAAGTAGTTCTCTTTGATTGTCTCTAGCTTTTCAGTATAAGTGTCTTCGTCAAAGTCAACACCTTCTGCTAGAGACTTCATCTTTTCAACTTGTGAATCGGTTAGGCCTTCACATACAACCGTAAGTGCTTTGTCCTTCTTCATCTCAACAAGTTCTTTTTTGACTTCGATGTTACGCTCAACTTCTTCGTTGACTGATGCTTCAAGTTCTTCAACTTTACCAGCAAGTTCGTCTACGAGATCAACTTTCTCTTCTGGAATGTCGATGTAGTTCTCAGCGAATAGATTGCGTAGACCATGCATGAAGTTCTCAACGATTTCACTACGAATACCTTTTTCGACAGCAAGTTCATTATCCTTCATCCACTCTTCAGCGACATACTCTAGGTAGTCATCTAGCTTAGTGGTTAGGTCTTCAGCCATTGCTTCTTTTTCAGCTTCAAGATCAGAAGCAATATCAACACTAGCAGTCTCTAGGACTTCGTTGATTTTTGAAAGAACAGCAGCTTCAAAGATGGTTGTTGCATTATTCTTGAATTCTTCAGAAAGTTCTTCATCACCGAATAGAGCCTGTACGTCGTCAGATACATCAATATCTTCCTTAGTAACTTTCTTAGCTTCGTGATAACCAGCTTTCATAGTCTTCTTTTTCTTTGGATGATCCATTTCATCCATTTCTTCGTCATCATGCATAGCAGCCATCATTTTACCGTATGATGCTTCTAGTTCGGCCTTCTTCATGCCTTTCATGGAATCAACCATAGCGTTAATCATACCGATTTTTGTTTTCGGTAGTGATGCTTTAGTTGCTGTAGGTGCTGGAACTTCAGATTCTCCGTCGTCAGCCTTCATCTCGTTAGCAGATTTTTTGGCTTCCTCAAGATTTTCTTCTTCAGTAGCAACGTCCTCGACAACTTCCTGTGCTTCAAGGATTGCGTCATCCTCTTGCATTTCTAGTTCTTGATCGGACATTTGAGTCTCCTTTATCAGATAATTACTCATTTAATCTATATTTATAATATTACAATTTTGAGAGGAAATTCTCGAAAACTTTTAGTTTTACGCTCTCAAGTTCAGACTTGGAAGCCTTCTTGATTTCTGTCTCATAATCAGCGATTGTAGCTTCTCTGATTATTCCATTCTCCCAAACCCACTCTTTACTTTCCATGATACCATTTACAAATGCATCAGGTGCAGAGGGATCAGCAACAATATCAGCAGCAGTCGCAAGATAGAAATCCTTTTGCACTTCTTGTGCGCCAGCCTTTCCAGCTTTCAAACTACCCATACCACGACTTGATACTCCAAGTTGTGCGCCTTCGTCCATCAAGGACTTGACAATTGCTCCATATGGCGTCTCAGTCATAATTTTAGCTTTACCCATAAAATTAGAACCATCTTGTTTTAGTTCTGTAATCATGTGTGAAACTCTCTCAAGATTAATAGTCGGACCTTGAGGGTGTCCAAGTTCACCATATGCTCTTTTCTTTTCAACGTATTCTTTATTATAACGAGAAACTTCTTTTGCTAGAACATCTTTAGGATACATGCGTCCATTGCGGTTCTTAATATCACCTTGCATGAAAACGCCTTCGATGAAATATGACTTCTTACCATCTTCATCTTTCGCTTCAGTGATATAATTAATATCTTCGTTTACTTCGCAAATAAGTTTTAGGCTCATGATGCTACCTCCGCTACTTTAGTACCGAATACACCGGCGGCTGCGGTAATAGTATCTTGCGGCCGTTTACGAACAGTCACTACTTCATTTGCATTCAGTCTGATAGATACTTGACTGCCTGGATAGTTACCATGCTGTCCAGATTCGGAAGGAGCAGCAGTATTAGCAATCACGACAGTTCTAGCAGAACCAT